GAAGAAGGTCTAGCCAGTTATCTCACGACCTATGCAGGCTTGACGCCTTTGATTGGTGCGCGGACGTATCCAATGAGAATTCCGCAAGGAGCTATTTTGCCATGCTTGACCTATCAGCGGATATCGACGCCCAGGATCCTAACGCATGATACGTCTGGAGCTACTGGAGATCTTGCCCATCCTCGGTTTCAATTCGATGCCTGGGCTACTACGCAAAAGGCGGCAAAAGCGATTACTGATCAAGTACGCGCTGCCTTGAATGGGAGGACTGGTTCAATCGGTACTGCACCAAATAACATCACTGTCCGGGCTGCTCTGGTTGAAAATGAGGTCCCGGAATATGATCCGGAGACACAACTATATCGCAGCCGGAGCGACTACATAATCTGGCATGAGGAGTAAATATTATGGGTAAATATGCAGCATTTAATGCACAGTTGGATATTGGCACTGCACAGGTGGAGACTGCTACTGTGGTAGGGACTATCACAGGTGATGGCAATGCAACGGTAATCATAACAGATGCTTTGCTGGTTGGTTCTCCTTTGACTACCAATGTTGCTGTGGTGACAGGGGATACTGCTGATACGGTAGCAACCAAGATCATTGCAGGTCTCAAAGCTGTAGGCGCTATCACTACTGTGTTTAATGTCTACGGTTCTGGTGCAAGTGTGATATTGAGACGGAAAATCGCTGCTGCCAATGATGCAACTCTGAACATTGACATCAATAATGGCACCTGCACAGGTCTTACCGATGCTCCAACGTCAGCTAACACCACAGCAGGCGTGGCTAAAGTAGAGGTTGCTGGCGTCACAAATATTGGCGGCCCTGGCCTTAGCGTTGACGTCGAAGATGTCACCACGCATGATCAAGCAACTGCTTGGGAGGAACAAGTCGCGACTATTGTTCGAAGTGGTGAGGTGAGCTTGGATATTGTCTATGATCCGGCGGGAGCCACTCACGATGCTGCCACTGGTCTGCTGTATCGGCTAGAGGACGAGATACTCAGTTATTGTGATCTGATCTTCCGCAGCACCAACAATTGGACGTTCTTTGGTCATGTCGTCGGTTTTGAACCAGGAGGTCCAGTTGCAGGTGGACTAACTGCATCTGTAAGACTCAAAATAGCTGAAGCGCCCACTCTAGAATAAGGAGATGAAATAATGGCTAAATATGCTGGTTTTGGAATAGCCCTCAAAAGGGGAGCGACAGAAATTGCAGGTGTCAGTAACATCTCTGGCCCTGGTCTGTCTGTGGATATTGAAGATGTGACTACGCATGACTCTACTGGAGCATGGGAAGAAGTGGTAGCCACGATTCTGCGTTCTGGCGAAGTCTCCTTGGACATCGTCTATGATCCAGTGGCCGCTACTCATAAGTATGCTGCTGGAGGCCTCATTCACGATTTGGTTTCGAGAACGAAGGTGACGTACACGTTAGTCTTCCCTGATGTGGGTGCTACGGAATGGACTTTCGACGCTCTCGTCGTTGGTTTCGAACCGACTGCTCCTGTTGCTGGCGGATTGACAGCAACTGCAAGACTCAAGATTACGGGCCAACCGACTCTGGCATAACAGGGTCGATTAATAATACAGGAGGAAGGAAATGTCCGTACTAAAGCGTGAAGAGATTTTGAGTGTATCCGACATCAAACTTGAGTTGGTGCCGGTTCCGGAGTGGGGTGGAGACGTGTGGGTAAAGGGGATGACCGGTGCGGAGCGTGACAAGTTTGAAGGAAGCTTTGTCGCTCTTGGGAAATCAGGAAAACTGGATATGTCAGATCTTCGTGCTAAGCTGTGTAGCTTTACGGTTTGCGATAAGGATGGTAAATTGCTCTTTACTGGGAAAGATATTAAAGCACTTTCGCAAAAGAGTGCCGCAGCCTTGCAACGAATATTCAAGGTTGCTCAAAGACTATCTGGCATCGGTGAAGAGGATGTTAAGGAGTTGATGGAAGGGCTTGAAAAGAGCCCTTTCGAAGATTCTGCTTCAGACTCGCTGGTCACTTAGGTATGACGGTTGCTGAGTTGCTCGATCGCGTATCTGGTCGAGAGCTTACTGAATGGATGGCGTTTGCGCAACTCGAACCATTTGGCAGTAGAGCCAATTATGTGGGACATGCAGTCACTGCGTCCACTATAGCAAATATTTATCGAAGCAAGGGACAGAAGGCTTTCGAACTGGACGATTTTATACCAAGTCGAAAGAAAACTCAGACGGTTGATGAAATGCTGCAAATCGCTCAAATGATGACTATCGGTATGGGTGGGAAGGATCTGCGCAAAGGAGACGATACATAATGGCTGTCGGCACTCTCAAAAGCTTGTTGGTCAAACTTGCTGTAGACTCAGCCGATCTGGAAAAGGGCCTAACCAAGGCAGAACAAAGTGCGACCAAAACGCGTAAGGTCTTTGATGGTTTGGCAAGGCAACTTGCTACGGTTGCTGGCCCGGCTGCGATGGGGGCGCTGATTGTATCATCGGTCAAGTTGGCAGCGAGAGTCGAGACGCTGAAAGTTGTCGTTGGTCATATGGGGAAGACGGCCGGTTATGTGGAAGGTGAACTTGAAGGCTTCAGGAAAGCCATTGAAAGTCAGGGAATCACTACTCAGAACACTCTTCAATCTATGTCGCAAATGATCCAGGCGAATATTGATCTGGCTGAAGGTGCAGGTTTGGCTCGGATAGCCCAGAACAATGCTGTAATTGCAAACATCAACTCTTCTGAAGCTTTCAAGCGATTAGTAACGGTCCTGCAAACTGGTAATATTTTGATGGGTCGCACAATGGGCTTGACTCTAGATTTTGGTGGTGCTCAAGAGAGATTGGCCAAAGAGTTAGGTAAAACCACTCAGGAGCTGACCCAAGCAGAGATCGTGCAGTCTCGATTGAATGAGGTAAAACGGGCGGGCGTCGCGATTGAGGGGGTTTACGAAGCTGCAATGGGGACAACTGGTAAGACGATGCTGTCTCTTGATCGACAGCTTGAGGAGATAAGACTAGCTGTTGGTGAAGTATTTCTACCGGTTTTGAGCGAAGCAGTCCAACTTATTTACGATGCAGCCGCATCAATCAACGAATTGATCAAAACGCAAAAAGAGCTGTCTATACAAGAAAAGGTTTTAGCCAAGGATATAATCACTACTGGTGGTTCTTACGAAGACCTAAGAAAGCAATTGAAGCCTTTAGCCGAAGCGCAGGGAAAATATCTTTATACTAACAAAGAACTTGAAGAAGGTCTGTGGAAGCTTTGGGAATCGTTCCCTATGATGATTGAAGGCTATCGGGGCATGTCAGAAGAAATGTTCGACGCGATGGTAGTCACAGCTGAATATGAAGAAAGACAAGCGCGATTGACGAAATCAATAGAGGAAGGCATAGAACCGTATCGAGCTTATTTGCTTGAGACGGCTGAAACTGCAGCTAGTATGGAAGGATTGGGGAAAGCAACTAAAGATGTTACGGGTGAGACAAAGACAGCTAAGGATGCGGTTTCAGATTTTTGGAGCGTTCTCCGGGAAGGTCCTGGCATTATGTCGGCTTTAGAGAGCGATATGGAGGCGATAGACTATTCTCAAGCAGGAGCCCAGGCTATCACTGAGGCCCGAGAAGGAATTGAAACTGCGTTAGCCGAAGGTCTTATAACGGAGGCTGAGGCAGACAGATGGTTCGGGCAACTATACGTAGCAGCTAACCAAATTGAAGTGGAGCTGGGTAATATCACGGCATATCAGGCGGCGCTCAATATTCGAAAGAATGTTGGCGGCCCGTTGAGTGAAGCGCGAGGTCGCGTAGACGATATTGATAGCACCTTGAAATTCCTCGCATCCAAAGAATGGGAAATTACCGTTTTCTTGCGTTATATGGGTGTGCCACTGGATAGAAGGCAATTTGGTGGATCTGTAGCAGCTCACCATCCATATCTTGTAGGTGAACGTGAACCTGAGATGTTCGTGCCCAGCGTGTCAGGCAGGATCGAACCGATAGACGGACGGACTACGGTCGGCGGACCGACTATTGAGGAAGTGAACATAAACATTGGCGGTGATGGTCGGGTGCTCGAAACACAAATGGCAATGGAAAACTCATTGTTTAGAGTGTTGGAGGGTATTCTGTAATGGCATCAATACTCAAAATAATCAAGGGTACTGTGGAGGTCAGCCTGTTCGACGCCAGTGGCTTCAATTTGCAGATGCAGGGTTGGGACATGGCGCCGGCTGATAAGGCAGTTGGCATAGTGCGGGAACGGATCCGCTGTAAAATGACCACAACCAGTCCAGATGACGCCGCCGCTCAGTTTCAAACTCTTGACAGCTTGCTCGAGGATGCAGCTCTCTATTCCAAGAACGATCCGGTGCAGGATGAACCAGTTTATATCGAAACTCAGTTTGAAGGCGAAACCAATAAACGATACGCTATGATTGCGGGAGATTATGCCCGCTTCAAAGTATCCCCTTTTGATCCCACAGCCAAACTGCATGGCATATTCCGAGAGATTGATCTGGTCATCACTCGCGCGCATCCCTGGAGTTCTCATAAACCCGGTATTCTGCCTGGACGTATTCAATTGACCGCAACCGACGGGCCTGACTACAGCCCCGATGAGACAGACTACGACGTTGATCTGGTCAGCACCTTCGGGCATATTCCATCCACGGCCACGGGCGGGATCATCGGCAGACCCGGGAAGTTCGGGCGGGGGGTGCAGGTTGCCGAGGCGACTACGAATAAAGTTCTGAATCCAAGTGCCGAAGCCGCGGGTAACTATGCCGCAATGGGAGCGGCAACGGTTACTCGCGAAACGACACACGCCCTATATAGTACGCACTCTTATAAAGTAGTGACCACGGCAGCCGCCAACGATGGTATCTCGCTCACCTTAGCTGCGCTAGCGAATGCCATCCATTACGTCACTATTCGAGCACGGACAGCTATGACCCAGGCATGGGAATGGTCTCTCGATAACGCCAACTGGAACGATATGGCTAGTATAGGTGTCGATGAATTATGGACATGCTACGGGTTCCAATTCCCTGCAATACAGTCGAACGGTTCGACGACTCTTTATATCCGACAGAAAACGGCAGTTATCCAGACGATTTATTTTGACGCTGTTCAAGTTGAGGAGAAAGACTACCCAACCTGCTACGGTGATGGGTCGCTCGGTCCTGGACATTCGTGGGCTGGCGCGGTACACGGGAGTGCGAGTACCAGAACTGCTCATGTTTTGAGATATAACATTGATGATGTTTCCTTAAAGGGCACAATCGGCTTTTGGATGAGGACTATATACGAGGAGGATGAGCAAACGGGGTGGCCCGAAGTATTTACTATGAATGATGGTACTGGAAATAATAGAATTCGGATGTTTCTTAGCCCCGATAATGATTGCTATGTAGTCCGTTATTATGGGCAGGCAGCCCAAGCGACAATGAATCTTTCCGCATCTGATATAGTAAGGCTTACGTGGGCCGCTGTTGTAATAACCTGGGACGTAGCTGCAAACGAAGTCAAGATTTACGTTGATGGTGACTTAGCTAATAGCATGGTAGCCAAAGTCCCTAATGTTGCTTGGGACCGCATTTTCATTGGTCTCAGGGAAGACATCGCTAATCAATGGTCTGGTTGGATAGACGACCTCTTTGTACTTGACAGAGTGATGTCCCCCGATGAGATTTCGAATCTGTGTGATTCCAGCAAGCCATTCGCGGGCGACCCCAACCTGAAGTTCTATCTGCCCTTCGACGGGCCTCGTCAACTCCACATCGCAAACTTCAGGGACGATGTGGAACTTACGCATATTTGGACCTGGAGTGTTGCTGGCGGGGGTTTTAGTGCCAATTTTGTTTCCGAGGACGAGTGGCCGTTATTTGTTGATGCCGTCGCTCAAGGTGATTATGTACTGTTTGGCTCTACCGATCAGCCACCCAAGCACGTCGTTCTGAATTTACGCACGGCGGGAGCGCTGACAACTTCGACATTGGGACTTTATTATTACAATGGCGCTGCTTGGACTGCCCTTACTCTTGGGACTGATTACACAGTTTACCCAGGCACCACTCTAAAGGAGATGCTTCAAAGTCGGGGTAACGCTGTCATCAGCATCAAGCCTCCGTCG